GAACGGCGCATTACAGTAGCAGTTGCTCGTGCTTCTAAAGAGATTTATGAGACGGTCAACTCTATGCTTGGAGAGGGTCCTGGCCATGAAGAAACTACTTAGGCCCATCTCCCTAATTATCTCTGCCTATTTAATTGGAAAGGGGGTGAAAACAATGGCTAAACCACGCAAAAAGTTCCGCTTAACAGCAGACAGTCCTATCGTCAAAGGTTGGGTTTTCTTAATCCAATCAGGTCAACAAACACTTGAAGACGTGCCGGACATGCTTAACTTGATTGAGTTAGTGGCTTCTATCCTTAAACTGGAAGAAGTTAACGAACCAGGTCAAGAACAAGGTACAGAGGCTCCACAGCCTAACATCTAATTATTAAGGGGCCTATATGGCCCCTTTTAATTTTTAAGGAAGGGGGAAATGTATGCCAGGGACCGCAAGCATTAGCTCTGAGGTGTTAGGATACATCATTGGCGTGCTTATTCCTGTTGCCGGTCTGTACTTGAATAATAAAAGTAAAATTACCGAGCAAGAGCATCGCATGACAATGATAGAGGCTGGTTATAATTACATCCAAAAACTATCAGAACAAAACAGTCTTCGTCTCGATGATCATGATGAGCAGAACAAAATCACTTATCAACTAGTCGAGCAGATGAAAGCAATGAAAGAAGATTTAACTGAAATCAAGCAAAAGTTAAACTAGGAGGAATTTATTATGAACATCAATCTAAAACTACGTTTGCAGCATAAGGCTTTTTGGGTCGCTCTAGTCGGCCTTGTTGTCTTATTAAGCCAACAATTAGGAATTAAATTCTTGCCGGAAAATATCGCGGACATTACCAACACTATCTTAGCTATTGGGGTATTGGTCGGCGTTATCACAGACCCAACTACTGCCGGCCTTGGTGATAGCAACCAGGCTCTAGGCTATGACAAGCCAAAGGAGGATAACTAATGGCTAACTCGTTTATCGAGCAAATCGCGCCATTAGTGCAGAAATATCCGTCTAAGATTTTCAATAGCATTACGATTGCCCAGGCGTGCCTTGAGTCCGCCTGGGGACAATCTGATCTGGCGCGAGGCGGTAACAACCTATTCGGTATCAAGGCAAGCGCGCCTTGGACAGGGCCGGTATTTAATAAGGATAGCCTGGAGGAGCGGTCTGGCGTACTCAAGCCGGAGAACTCCGACTTTCGTTCTTATGCCTCTATCGAGGACTCCATTGCGGATCATGCTAGCTTTTTCGAGAGCACCGAATACCGTAAGCAGTATTATGCTAAAGTCCTCAATGCAACAACGCCAGAGGAACAAGCACGCGCTCTTACAGGCACTTACGCCACAGACTCGCGCTATGGCGATAAGTTAATCAACTTCATCAATCAATACAATTTAAAGCAATATGACGCACCTGCGCCATTATCAACACAAGGGGGAAGTAAAGTGACAATCGCTTATCCTGAAATTATCAACGACTCTATGTTCGGTGGTATGGCCGGTAGACGGCCAACAGAAAGACCTAAGTATTACATCATGCACAACGATGCAGGAGGTGCTAACTACTTAGGTTACCGCTCATGGCTCAAATCTCGCATTGCAGCAGGTGAGTCAGACAAAGGTTTTGCGCATTACTACATCGACCGCAAAGGTATCTTGCGAGTAGAAGATACTTACAACGGTACTTGGTCTTGCGCCAACTACGACGCTAACATGAACTCTATCGGCTACGAAGTAAACGAACAGCTCAAGGCATCTGACGAAGAATTTTTAGCCAACGAGGACATGGTCTTGCGCCAAATGGCTGAGGATATGACCTACTACGGTGATACTCCAAACAGTTCCAACATTCGTTTCCACAATGAGTTTTCTTCTACTTCATGTCCTGCACGTTCTTTAGAATTGCATGGCGGATCTAATGAGTCGTTGCGCCGATACGTTATCGACAGAATTAAGTATTATCAATCTCTAGGCTCAACAGTCCAAGAGATGATTGATGCTGAAAATGGCGGAGCAACAAAGGCAACAAAGCAACAGACTGGTTGGATTGACAAGGTAGAGGACGGTAAGAAACGCTGGTGGTTCCGCAACGAGGACGGAAGCTACAAGAAATCTGAATGGTACGAAGAGTACGGTAATTACTATTACTTCGATGATGAAGGTTGGGCAGCCCAAGACTGCGTCAAAGAAATCGATGGTAAGAAATACCACTTTGGACCTAACTGCGTTATGACTGTTGGTTGGAAAGAGCTTGAAGACAAATGGTATCACTTCAACCGTCGTGATGGTTACATGGAAACTAAGACAACGGTTGAAGGTAAGGATGGTAGACTATACTATCTTACTGAAGACGGGTCTATGCTATCAAATACCGACGTCAAAGTTTCAAAAGACGGTTCGCTTATCGAGTCCGCGACCGGCAAGCCAATCGGCACAATGTAGGTCTGTTAAAATAGACCAAAACAAATAAGTCCGGAAAACCGGACTCTTTTTATGACATCACCCCTAGGCTTCGGCCTGGGGGTCTTTTTTATTTGCCTTCAACTATTGCAAAATATGCAACAGTTGGCTTAGCTTCTATTTACGGTTTTTGGCCCAAAAGTGTATTTTCATCTCGAAAAAATAGGCTAAATACATAAAAAAAGGGAATAAAAGTGTTGACTACTACCTATAAAGGTAGTATAATAAGAGTATAGAAAGGAGGAAAACGATACGGAAAGAAAGGAGGAGCTTACGAGTGGGTAAGAAAAAGAAAAAACCACCGAAGCTAAAGAACAAGTTTACCGTCAAAATAAACCTGTTGTTCTTAAGCTTCGAGTGGTCAATCGAAATCGGGGGCTAACGCCCTCGGCCCCTTCGGGGGTCATACCCATTATAGCACACAAACAAGATGAAAGTAAAAACAAAATTCAAAATTACTCGTCATCCATTTGATTGGAAGGCGCTCATCGGTTGGCTCGTATTCATCGCAATACTATGGCTAGCACTTAAGTAGGAGGCACACAATGAAAGCAGATTTAGACAAAATCAAATGGCTAATGGAGAACCAAAGCATTTACTCAATCAGCAAAGCAACTGGAATCAGCCAAACGACGCTAGGCCCATACAATTTGGGCCAGCGAGACTTTGGCAACATGACATTAAAGAACGCCAGCACGCTGACGGAATACGCAGAGAAGCTAATGGAGGACGATGACAATGTGGACGGCAGACTAGCAGGAAAGACTAACTAATTGTCACGCAAAGTCTTTTATCTCAAGTGGGTAAGCGACCTATAAAATCTGACCCCATTTTGACCCCTGAAATTTAGAAAGAGGCCAGAACGGAGTCTTTTTTTGCGCAATATGAATAATAGGAATAACGTAAAATAGCCAATGCTATTTATTCGGCATTTATGGTATAACCGATAATTATGCCAAAAAACACCGTCAAAACGGTGTTCTAGTTTTCTTATGACCCCCGAATGACCCCTTCCAATTTATCTGCTATGTCGCCATGGCGGCTAGGGTATAGGTGGCTATAAATATTGAGGGTGGCAAGGTGATGATGCGATTAGATTTAGGTGTTTTGGGCTCGGTGATCATATCGACTCCGTCAATCTTAACATAGGTCTTAGATATGCTGACAGTCTTCGCTTCCTGGTCGAAGTCCGATAGAGTTAAGGCCTGCAGCTCTCCAATCCGCATGCCGGAATAAAATAGAAGAGAGAACGCCAGCTGGTAGTAGATATTGTCTTCGACGGTGGACAGGAAGGTATCGAATTGGTCCTTGGTCCAGAATGCTACCTCACCGTTCCTGGTGCTCTTACCAATAGTTCCTGCCACTCTGACAGGGTTATTTTTTATGCCATGGAATTTAAGCGCATAGTTAAAGATAGCGGATAGGTTGGCATTGACGGTCCTTAGTGTCGTCTGGGCTATCTTTTTGCCTCGGTTAGTTGGTTGATTCATGAGCCAGTTTTGCCATCGTCTGACTGTCTTAGCATCTATATCAAGCATGGATTGATGTCCGAAAAATGGGACCATCAGCCGATAGATTATCTTACGCTTGTTCAGCATGGTGACTGGCTTCAATCGATGAGAGCAGTCTTCCAGGTAGAGTTCGACGAAGGACTCGAATGTCATATCGGAAGCGCCAGATACCTTCTTTTTATACTCTTGCTCGAATGCCAAGGCCTCTCGCTTTGTCTTAAAGACACGCTTTGTCTTATAACGTCTCACGCCAAGGTCATCCATATAGCTTACCTTGGCCATCCAGGTCTTCCTGGCCTTATCCTGTCTTACGCTCATTGTAGTACCTCCTTAGTTGTGGTACAATAAGGGCATAGCAAATAGCCCCATTGTGGGTGTTTTGTGGTAGCTCCACCCTGGCTCGCCAAAGTTCAGGGGTGGGGCTTTTTTTATTTCTGGTATGTCTTTACATACCTCACACGTGGTGTTATAATATGGATAAGATAACTTGGGAAGGATAAACGCTGGGTCCCAAAATGGGGTAGGTACTATGTACTGAGCATTCCTATGTGCCTGGGGTTATCTTTTTTTTTGGATTTCGAAGGCTCTCGACTATTCGTTGAGGGTCTTTTTTTATTTCTGCGACAATAAATTCGACGAGTTGTTGAGAATATGTGTAATGCAGACTTTTCCCAATTTTATGAGCATATGAAAATCTTGGGTCAGACTTAACGTTATAAAAATCCATAAACAGATTCAATACGAATGTATTAAATCCAGATTGGTAGCCAATTTTTATATTCCTTTTGTTCAATCTATCAACAACTATTTTAATCACACCATTATAAGAGATGGGATGAGTTGTAGAAGGGTCCTTCATGTCTTTAATAATATCGACAGGCGTATCAGCATCTTTAGCGATGTAAACTAAAAAGTCCGCATCTTCTCTTTTTTTGACGATATATAGATTTTGTTTGATTTCAATTGCAAATTTATCCGACTTATATTCATCTGTTAGCACATCGATTTCAGTGACTTGTTGAATTAGTTTTTCGGCTATCTCGGGAGAGTACTTGAGCCTAATTTGCTCATTTGAAAGTGGTTTATAACTGGCTGATATCGTTAAAAAATTCTGAGCTATTTTTTCAGTAACATCAACGTTATGGAACCTTTTTAGTTCATTGGTGTAATTGAGTACGCATGCCTGGAACAGGGGAGCGTATTTAAGCTCATAATCTTCGGTGATATAGTGAGTGCTAATGTTCCTTAATTCAACAATACGTTCAAGATTCAAGCGTATACGAGTGTTCTCATCAGAATATATCTTCTTAATTGAAGCTTCTAGACTTAGAGTTCTGTCCGGATTATCTTTATAATAAATAGACTGTCCACGGTTTATAATCTCTGCCTTCAACATCAGCTCCCAGGCGTTGCACACAAAGAAACTGAAACCTTCAATTCTATACTTGATTGTGGGTTTGTTATAGACTTCTAGTCCCATGACAAATGCTTCGATACTCTTGTCTACTAGTCGTTCCGATAAGTTTTCCATACTACTCCTCCTACGTCCTTTTGGGCGTTTTTATTTTTCTCCACGCCCTATTATGGGCTTTTTATTTTTTCTAACCGATTGGAATCCCAACTGTTTAAAATCACCAGCTTTTCTTTTCCAAGTAAATTCCGGGGCTTATAAAACCACCGTCCTGTAGGGCTTAATTTATTTTCTCCATATACAAAAATGGACGGATATAAAGTACCCGTCCTAGCCCTAAAGGCAATATCTGATAATAGTCCTAAAGACTCTACATATATATTATCAGATTTGGGTACTTTAGTCAAAATACATAAAGCGCAAAAGACCGCAGATGCTAACATCTACGGTCTTTCGGTTGGCAGAACCTCTGCCCTTCAAAGATTAACCGTAGTATAGTACTATTTTTTAGGTTTGTTAATCAATTTCCGCCTACAAATCCACGCTCACCTGAACAGCCTTCCCAATGATCCGCGCGGGATTGTCGTCGGTAATGATATAAGGTGGATAGTCCGGATTGTCGGCAATCAGCATGACGATGTCACCTTGTTTCTTGACTCG